GAGAAATGACCTGGGGCGAAAGAAACTATCCAAACATCACGCCGTGGTTCCAGATGAAAACACCGCCCGTGCGCCCTGGTGTTTATATGGTGGATCAAAGCTGGCCGGGTCAGTTGCCTCAAGAAGTGTTTTCTTTTTGGGACGGCAACAGTTGGTATCCACAAGACTCAGCACCAGAAAAAGCGATGCGGTGGGTGTGCTACGGCCCCAAGAAAGGGCCATTCAGGCGCTGGCGTGGGTTAAAGGGGAAGGAATGAAATGTCCACAGTGCGGCACATGGACGGAAGTTCTGTACACCCGCCCCGGCCCGGAAGGCAGGAGGAGGCGGTATCAATGTGCAAACGAACACAGATTCTGGACGGTCGAGACCATCCTTGGCCCTTCATGTACAGCTACAAAGAAGGAGGATGTGTTGTCAACACTGCCCCGCGTAAATCCGCGTATGCCCAGGCTAACGAAGTAGGAGAAGCATTGCTATGAGTGCAAATGAAACCCAGGTGGGGGGCGACCACTACAAGATGGCTTACGAGACGTGGGACGTAATCCACGCATGGGGGCTGGGGTACTTCGACGGTAACGCCGTCAAGTATCTTTCCCGTTGGAGAAACAAAGGCGGGGTGCAGGATCTGCACAAGGCCAAGCATTACATCGAGAAACTTATTGAGTTGGAGGAACAAAAAGGTGGCTGACCTTCCGGGGATATCCTGTTACTGCAGTACCTACGGGAGACCCACTGCACTGATCGAGAACGCCATCTGGTGCTTTCTTCAGCAGGACTATGCTGGGCCGAAAGAGCTGGTGATCCTGAATGACTTTGAGCAACAGGAGCTGATATTCGATCACCCCGAAGTACGCATAGTGAACCACATACCGCGTATCAAGCCGCTGGGTAGGAAGTTCAACTACAACGTATCACTGTGCAAGTACCCACTGCTGGCGGTATGGGAGGACGACGACATCTTCTTGAAGCACCGACTGAGTTACAGCTACGCCCGTATGCGGAACGGTGTGTTTCATTCAAACGATGCGTTCATCGAGCACGCCCCGTGCGAGTTGGGTGTGATGCGTAATCTTTTTCACAGCCAGCATCTGTTCACCAAGGAGCTGTTCACCCGCGTTGGTGGGTATGCAGAGGCTGACCGGGGGTCCATCGATGTGACCCTGATGGACGCACTGCGTAAGGAGGTCGGAGAGTACTCGCAAGATGTGCCCGTCGATGATCTGTTTTACGTGTATGTCTGGAGCGGGGCCAACTCCTTCCACGGCAGTGGCATGGGCGCAGGCAACAAGGCAGTGTCTGACAGCGCCGCCGCGTACGTTGTCCGACAGATAAAAGAAGGTCGGGTGCAGACGGGCAAGGTATACCTACAGCCGAAGCCCAGGTACGACGTGTATGAGTATCTCCCCACGAGCAAGGCGCTGTTCCGCCCAGGTAACGTGCGGGTGGCGTATGGGTTGCCGGATGATCGGAGCGAGGACGTGACCGCCCGCGTTGCCCGACTGTGCGCAGTCTCATCAGGGGTGTGGTCCGTGCCCAGCGACGACGTGTCTCGGGCTGCGATACTGGGCGACCCTGCGCCGAACTACGTAAAGCAAATACGTATTCAGGAGATCCACTCTCAGGAAGTAGTCGCGTCGGCACCGACGGTGGTGCCGTCCGGGGAGACAGTGAACTTCACGTTCACGCAAGGACAACTATCGTTTTCTCGCCCTGCTGTAGGTACGCACGCAAAGATATTCGTAAACATCGCCTCGTACCGGGATGATCACGAGCTGTGGGCCACGGTGAAGGACGCAGTGCGCAAGGCCGAGCACCCTGAGCGGCTGCGGTTCGCAGTGGTGGATCAGACCGCCGCGCCTGTCAGTGAAGCCACGTTGGCGCAGGTTGCGCCCGCGCAGATCGAGTACCTGTACGTGGACTACAAGTTCAGCCGAGGGCCATGCTGGGCGCGGGCACTGGGGTATACGCTGTTGTACGAAGAAGATTACGTGCTGCAGGTTGACTCGCACTCACGATTCGACAGCAACTGGGACACGTGGTTCATCACCACGATAAAACGACTGCAGGGTAAATCCCCCAAACCGTATGTAGGCATGATGCCTTATGGGTTTACGTACGAAGGTGGGGTGGAGAAGCTGGACCGCAGCGGTGGGGTTACGCTGAACCTGTTGCCGAACGAGGGGCCGATAACTGCCCTGGCGAACGGGTACACGGGGATGATCTGTGATCACTCCGAGGACATCGAGGGAAGCCACGTCTCCGCAGGGTGCGTGTTTGCTCCAGCGGACTTGTTCAGGCAGGTGCTGGTTGACCCGGGGCTGTACTTCAACGGCGAGGAACACAACTTCACGGTGCGTGCGTTCACGCATGGCTGGGACTTGTTTTTTGTCGCTGGGCAACCGGTGTTTCACCTATTCAACAACTCGCAGCACTCGGTACGCTCCCCGCACTGGAACGAGGAAGATGACCGGCAACGCAAGATTCGCTGGTGGCAATATGATCAGCGCTCAAACGAGCGGCAGAAGAGACTGCTGACCGACCCTGCAAGTCTGGGTGCCTACGGACTAGGCAGCGTTCGTTCCCTGACTGACTACGCAACCAAGTTTGGCGTGGACTACCCAAATATGGTGGTGCACGCGGGGTTTGGGCACAAGAAACAAAACGAACCGGAGAAAGAGCAACATGGACCTGATAACAATTGACTTTGAAACGTACTACGACCGAGAGTTCAGTCTCACAAAACTTACGACCGAAGAGTACATACGTGATAAACGGTTTGAGGTTATTGGTGTTGGCGTAAAAGTAAACAACGGTGTAGTGGAGTGGGCAAGTGGGACTGAATCTCAACTCAAAGACTGGTTACTCCAGTTTGACTGGAAAAACTCTATGGCGTTGGCTCATAACGCTATGTTTGATGGGGCCATTCTGGCTTGGCGGTTTGGTATTGTGCCTGCTCTGTGGCTTGATACTCTGTGTATGGGCCGTGCTCTGCATGGGGTGGAGGTCAGCAACTCGCTGGCTTCCTTGGCGGTGCGAGAAAAGCTAGGCCACAAAGGTGTGGAGGTGCTGAACGTAGTCGGTATGCGGCGAGAGGACTTCTCGCAAGAGCGCCTTGCCCGCTACGGAGACTACTGCATCACCGACGTAGAGCTTACGTACCTGCTGTTTCAGAAGTTCCTACCGCAGTTCCCCAGGAAAGAACTCAAGCTGATTGACACAACCCTGCGGATGTTCATCGAACCGACCCTGGAGCTGGACAAGAACCTACTCGCAGAGCACCTACAAATAATTCAGGAGCAGAAATCCAAGCTGTTGTCCGACAGTGGGGTGACCTCCGAAGACCTGATGAGTAACCCCAAGTTTGCCGAAGTGCTGACGAATCTGGGGGTGACACCGCCGATGAAGACGAGCCCGACCACGGGTAAAGAAACCTATGCGTTCGCCAAGAACGACGAGGAGTTCATCGCGTTGATACACCACCCGGACTGGCGGGTACAGAGTCTGGTCGCGGCGAGGCTTGGCTTGAAGTCCACACTGGAAGAAACACGCACGCAACGGTTCATGGAGATTGCCGAGCGCGGCTCACTGCCCGTGCCGATCAAATACTACGCTGCGCACACGGGTCGATTCGGTGGGGATGACAAGATCAACCTGCAGAACCTGCCGAGCCGAGGCACCAACGCAAACAAGCTCAAGCAAGCTATCCTCGCGCCACCAGGGTACAGCATCATCGACTCTGACTCATCCCAGATTGAAGCACGGGTGCTGGCTTGGCTTGCTGGGCAGGAAGATTTGGTACAGGCGTTTGCAGAAGAGAAAGATGTCTACAAAAAGATGGCATCAGCTATCTACGACAAACCAGAAGATCAGATCACCAAGCCCGAGCGATTCGTGGGTAAGACCACTATTCTCGGTGCAGGCTACGGCATGGGGGCGATGAAGTTCCAGGCGCAGCTAAAGACGTTCGGCGTATCAGTTGAGTTGGACGAAGCCCGCCGCATCGTTGACATCTACCGGAAATCGAACTTTGCGATCACCGCTTTGTGGAGGCAGGCTCAACTTGTTTTGGTGGCGTTGTCCCGAGACGAACCCGCCCCACTGGGCCGAGCCGGTGTGCTGTCCGTGGTGCCTAAAGAATGTGCAATCCTGTTGCCGAGCAAGCTGATGCTGCGGTACGATGACCTGAAGATACACGAAGGCGAGAAAGGGATCGAGTTCACCTACAAGACCCGCAAGGGGCGCACTCGCATCTATGGTGGGAAGGTGATCGAGAACGTATGCCAAGCCATCGCCCGGTGCATCATCGGGGAACAGATGCTGCGCATATCCACGAAGTACAAGGTTGTGCTGACTGTGCATGACGCCATCGCTTGCATATGCAAGGACGAGGAAGTCGAAGAAGCCCGAGCATACGTAGAAGAATGTATGCGGTGGGTGCCCAAATGGGCGGCTGGGTTGCCGCTTAACTGTGAAAGTGGAGTTGGAAAAAGTTATGGCGACTGCTGAAATTGTTGACTACGCTTATCCGTGCATGATGGCGGAGAGGGCACTTAGAGATCTACACAACGCCATGCTGCGTAACGACTACGACGAGGCGATGGAGCACGCGCTGACCGCGATGGCGGAAACAAAGTTGGCTTACAACGCTATCCGCTACGCGAAGGAATCCGACAAGTGACTACTACCCGATGGTCATACAGCAGCCTCAAGCTATTTGAGCAGTGCCCCAAAAAGTATTACCACGTACGGGTAGTCAAGGATTTTCAGGAGCCCGAGTCCGAGGCGATGCTGTATGGCACGCGGTTCCATGAGGCGGCGGAGTTCTACATCAAGGACAACACGCCGCTGCCCGCGTACTTCACGTTCGTCAAGGGGGCGCTGGACAACCTCAAACAGATCAAGGGCGAGAAGCTGTGCGAGTACGAGATGGGCGTCACCGAAGACCTACAGCCTTGTGCGTTCAACGATCCGAACGTCTGGTTCCGTGGGATTGCCGACCTGTTGATCCTAGACCGTGAGGCCGGTGAAGCCCGCATCATTGACTACAAGACCGGCAAGTCCGCGAAGTATGCGGACCCGGATCAACTGGAGTTGATGGCGCTGTGCGTGTTCAAACACTTCCCCGAGATCAAGAAGGTGCGTTCTGGCCTGCTGTTCGTGGTGTGCAACGCGTTCGTGAAGAGCAAGTGTGATTCAGCACAACAAGATGTGCTGTGGAAGAAGTGGGTAGACAAGCACGACAAGCTAAAATTTGCTATCGCACATGACGTATGGAACCCAAAACCCAGCGGACTGTGCCGAAAGCATTGCGTGGTGACATCGTGTCCTCATAACGGAAGGAACTGACATGCCCTACACCAAGTCCCCTCGTCCGTACAAGCATGAGTACGAGATGCAGCAGCAGCGTGGTGAACACGA